TGACCATCGTATCTTGCGAATCAATCCACGGCAGCTGGTTCTCCGGGTTTGAAATCTTGAAGGTGTCCAAGACCACAGTACGCTCGGCATCCACGAGAACACGATGAGGCATTGCCATGCGATGAGTCGTAATGTCAAACTGCAGCTGCCAAATATGAAACAGCGCAAGACGATCCTTTGAATGAGACTTGGCCACCCGAAGCACATTGTCAGACGGCGGGCTCATGGCCACAAGGACAATCCCGTTTGTATGCGCATTGTCCTTTGCAAAGGTGATCACATTGGTAATGTCTGTGGAGAGGATCTTCTCCTTTTGGCTGAAACAAACGAGCACATCCCCGATGGTGTAGAGCGTCATCTTCTCCATCTTCTTGGAATCGCTCGTGAGTCGCTCGGTGCTGGTGTCAAGCTTACGGCGCCCAAGCATGATGCGAAGAGTATCAAGTGCCTTGTCCTCCATTGTGATATCTGCTCTCTTACAAACTAGGACATTCGTTTTTTTCGGGACTTTGAACAATGAAGCAGTGGGTTTGGTTCTTTATCGCAGTTGCCGTTTTAGCATACGTTCTCAAGCTGTTCGGCACGGATCGGTTCTACGGCGGAGGTCCCGAGTCTAGATTTATTGATCGTAGCCAACAAAAGCGCGCAATGGCTCACGAGGATTCCTCGTACGCCCAACAGACCAACCACTTTGTTCAGGACAACAGCGTAGGTGAGGCACTTGGCGCCGACACGCCCTGGCAGGTAAACCAGTTTAAGAGCCGTATGTGAGAAGAACTAACGATGCTCAAGGCAAAGATCCCCAAAGCTCTTCGTGAGCAGGTATGGTTGGTGAGCGTGGGACCTGTGTTCCAAACAAAGTGCAAGGTCTCGTGGTGTACGAATACCATGAACGTGTTTGATTTTCAATGCGGGCACAACGTCCCCGAAAGCAAGGGCGGAACAACAGACGTGAAAAATCTGATCCCCATCTGCTCTCGCTGCAATCAGAGCATGGGCAACCAGTTCACGATTGACGAATGGACCCGCAAGTTTGCCGGACCTCGCTTCTCATGCTGGACATGGATTAAATATCTATGCTCAAGGTCTTAGAGGGCAGCGGTTCCGGCTTTGTTCCCTCTCTGCGGTGGCGCTCCACATCGTCCCAAAATGCCCGAAGATCCGGGAGGTGGTCTGACAGCCAGTTCGGATCCTTTGGAACAAAGTCCTTCTTGATGTCAGTCAGAACCCAGTAGACATACTGATGCTCGTCGGTATGGCCACTCTGCCATTGATGGAGCTCAACTGCATCCGGTTTGTACTCTACCTTGCCGACAGGGTCAACCGCAAACACTCCCTTTGTGTCCTTGCTCTCGTCCCACTGAGTAAAGTTTACCTGTTTGAACCGAAACTCCACATACTCGCATTCATCAATCCCCGTGCACTCCATTTGCATCTGCATTTGGTGCACGTAGTAACTTGGGATTTCGTCTTTCCGTGTGCGGCTCATTGGACACTTGAACTCCACTAGGCGACCGTATCGCATGGGATCTGCATCTGCGTAACGAGGCACAATCAGCCCGTCGGGAGATGCGCCGAGAAACGTGTGAACCGGGTGCTGACAGCAGCCCACGTCAATAATATCGCAGCCCGTCGTGTCTTCGTAGATCTTCTTTGCCACGGGTTCAAAGCGAGTTCCCCAAATCAATGCGGGGATTGCATTGAACGGATTTGAGTCGCTCTTGGCCGGCGGTTCCAGCTTCTTCTCTAGAAGCTCAAGACGAGATGCGGCTGTCTGCCACACCTTTGACACCTCCGATGCAGTAATCATAGTCCCCCTCTGTGCATGCCAAGCATCGGTGCGCTGATCTTGCTTTCCATACAGACGCACGGTTCGCTCAAAAGCTCGGTCACGCATCCATATCCGTCCCGCCGGTCCCGTCAGAATTCTTTGTGTCGCTTGCGTCACCTCCCTCCTTAAGGTGCGATACGAAAGCCCCGGAGACAGGGATTTGCACAGTGTGACAAAATGGCGTAGACGGGCGTTGAGGTGGGTATACGGCCGGTTCTCCAGTAGATAAGATGCCAATGCCTCCTCCATTAGGGTTCTCTATCTTGCTCTCCGAAAGTTCATTTTTACGTTCTCGGAGACGTGTTTCAAAATCACCGGCGCCCATGACACCCAACTCGGACGTACGGCTAAACATCTCCTCATACATCTTCTTGAACTCAATGTCCATCTCATCTAGCTGACCAAGAGGAACGCCCTTGTCTTCCATGATCGGCAGCACATCATTCTCCTCAAACACGGGGTCGGGAAGAGGAGGTTGTGCGGCAATCATTTCCTGTGCAGTGGCATACTCCGTGTACTCCTGCGTGTTTCCGGGAAGGATGAATTTCCTTTCCTCCCCAAATGCAACCGATGTAGGAACTGCAATCGCTTCATCACGCGGCTCGCGAGGCTCAAGAAACTTGGCTACCTCTTCCTCGGATCCGATAATGGTCGTCGGGGCATTCACCACAGCCATTTGTCTTTATCTTACCAACCCACTTTAAGCGATAATACCGCAGTAAGACTACAAATGGAGACTATTCAGAATCGCGATCACTGGGTTCTTCATCGCCTAGAGAAGTTCTATTCAGACGAAGAGAAGTTCAAGAAAGTTCAGACAATCCTGTCCGGTGAGTCTAAGGTCAGCCTTCGTCTGCTGGACTGGCTTGTGACCAATTATGCGAAGAAGCACAACGTTGCGTATCTTGTTGGATCCAGGCACGTCATTGTCTACCTCGCCTATAAGTCTCACCTGAAGGCGTATAGCAAGAAGATGTTTGACCCGTTCTGCCGTTGGAAGCGCATCCAGTTCATGGGGCTGGATACCACCGTTGGACAGCTCAACTTCTTTGAGTGGGCAATCCAGGATGAGGTTCTCAAGTATTTGGAGGACAATTACGATGCGATCCATGCAGATATGGATCAGTGTTCCACCACCATTCAGCCCAAGACGGCGGCAGATGGCACCCGCCGCAAGAGACATGAGCTCAGTCGGTCGGCAACAAAGGCCGTGCGTCACCACGATGTTAAGGTTGTTGTCTCCTTTGAGTAATGCAGTCGGTCTTGGATCCATCCGTCCTCTACACAGACCTCTCGCGGGATGTCGTAGAACACGATGTGGACGTTGTCTCTGATTTGTGGACTATGGACGGCCGTGATGTCTATCGGGGATCCCGCGATACATCCTATTCACACGCCAATGTCTATTGGCTCTACACAGAAGATCTAGAGCGCACAGGGTTAGTAGAACATTCCCTGTCCGATCATGCTGATTTTCGTATTCTGTGGTTCAATGAAAACCCATTCGCCATGCTGTTCCAGGAGGACTGGACCACTGAGGACAGTCTATGGTCTATGTTGCCCCGCACGACGGTTGAAACGTTTCTTGCAAACGACTGGACAACGCCATCCCGGATTTTGAATGCGTGTTTATATGGACCCACTCGCATTCTTAGTGTTCGGGATGTACTGAACCCTCCTGCCATGTACAGCTGCTTGGTCTGTGGGAAAAAATCACTGGACACGTTCCAGTGTGGAGATGTGCGCTCTCAGATAGACTTCCCATCCAAAACAAAAATAGTATTTATTGATGACGAACTCTATGTTTGTCGGCCACCGCCTGGCTCACGTGTATGGGACCTTCTCGGGTTTAGATCGCCGAAGGCTGAGCAACCCGCCGACGAGCCTGCTTTGCCGGCGCCGGAGTCTGAACCACAGGTGCAGCCTGAGCCGGTGGAGGCTCACGCTCCTCCTCCTCTTCCTCCTGATCCTCCTCATTCGTCGCCGTCGGAATCTCCGCCACCGCCGGCTCAGTAGACTCCTCCTCAGCATCAAACATCTGGGCAGCCGTCACGCGCTGCTGAGCGGACACCTGAGCATACGAGATGCGCCACGTGACACCGAATCCCTGTCCGGACACATAGATGCTCGGACTGACAATGAACCGAGCCTCCATGCGCTTCGGGAACACATCCGAGAGGTTCTCCGGCGTGAGCTTGATCGGGCGGTTCGCCATGTCCACCGCATCCATGCTCACCGTAAGCACGCCCTTGTCATTCGGATACACCGGCACCTTCATGCGGAAGCTAGGCGGATACTTGCCATTCGGCACCCACTCAGCACCCTGCTTCTCCACACTCGGACTGACCAGCGACTTCATGCTGTCACGGAGGACATCCTCCTTGCGAGCACGACCGAACCACAGCGTAGACTTCTCCACACTCGTCTTGATGATCTTCTCCTCAAGATCCTTGAGGAAGTTGTACATCTGACCAATCTCGCCTGCGTCAGCACCCGCGCGCTCCTTGGCATACGAATCGCAGCCACGCAGACTTGCGAGCATCGTATAGTTGATGCCATTCTCAGTCTCCTTGATGGATACGCCCATGGGATACTGGAGCTTGGGAACACGCATTTGGAAATTCTGCCCATTGTACTTGATCGGGATACTCTTGGACCCGTTGTTCTTGCTGATGCGGATGTCGCCGAAGGTGACCTTGCTGATGTCGAGGTTGGAGGCATTGATGGTGGCGTTGACGGACATTTTGTTCTGGGTGTGTGGTTATATCAGTCTGCTAATCTGTAGATCCATTTTGTCCGCACATTTCCACTTTCAAGAACTATTCCTACAAAGACAATGGTCAGGTGTGCAGCAACGAAGCGAAGAGGCGCAACCATACAATGTTCGGCAAATGCAATGAACGGTCACTCGTTGTGTGGCACCCATGCTCGGGCTAAACAACCAGAACTATGGAAGGAGGCTGACACATCCGTCGTCACCTGCCAGTCACTAGCCCGTCGGTGGCTCGTTCTTCGTATTTTGCGTCTTGCGGGTCCCGGAGTTCTGTCTCGGAAACAGGTGACCAATAGCGAGGAACTTGTTTCGTATACGGAAGCATCTCGCCAGCATCCGCTTCAGTATTTTGCGTTTGAGGAGAATGGCAAGGTGTGGTGGTTTGATTTTGCATCTATTTGGGTTTGGTCACTCAAGTCCCTTGAACCCGTCAATCCGTATACTCGCTGTCCACTGCCTACCGAGGTTCGCAAGCGGCTCCGAGAAATGTGGATACTGCGAGCACATCGCAAGATGCCCGTGCCTACCGATCCGGTGAATGGAGACGATCGCATACGTCAACGATGGTCTCTGCTCTGTCAGATCTTTGCAGACAACGGATTCACGGATGTGTCTCTTGAACAATTCACGTCCCTGGGAAAGTCATCCCATATTGCCGTGTGGCGCTTTTTGAAAGATGATTGTCCCCTTGCAAGTCCGGGCTCTTCGTATATGTTGTCTTCGCAGCTCCTTGCTACAAATGTCCCAACGTACATCGTGAATTCCTTGCGAATGCTGATACGGCTTGTCACTCTTCAAAAGGAACCTTATGTCACCGTGTTTAACGTCATGTCGGCAATTTATCGGTGCTGATGTAAAATGGATTTAGGTTGGGCAGGTTTGTTGATCCTGTCGTTACCATGAATATCTTCGCTCTTTCTCTTGATCCCCGCACCGCTGCCGAGTACCACTGCGACAAGCACGTAGTCAAGATGATCCTTGAAAGTGCTCAACTACTCTACTGCGCCCACTGGGTCAAAAGCCCAGAGAACATTCCCCTAACTGCATACCGCAAGACCCATCCCAATCATCCGTGCTCCATTTGGGTCCGTGAGACCACCGAGAACTATCGCTGGCTTGTGACGCTTGGGCTTTGCTTGTGCCAGGAATACACCTTCCGCTATGGAAAGACGCACAAGACCCAGGCTCACCTGGAGTGGCTTGCCGCCAACATCCCGCCTCTGCCCCCGGGGGATCGCACGCCCTTCCGAATGGCCATGCCGGATGAATACAAGCAGGACGACCCCGTTCTTGCTTACCAGGCATACTACCTCGGCGCCAAGGAGCGAATGCTGAAGTTTTCCAAGAGACCCCTCCCCCCATTTGTGGAAAAGAAAAGGGTTTAGATGACCGCCGATGGTAAGAGTATACCAGTGCGTTAAAGATGTCTGCCTCTTCTTCTGTTTCTAAGTCAAACAAGATGCCTGCCGCCAAGAAGTCTGATGCCGCCGCCCCCATTGTCGTCGCCGCGCCGCCCCCGGCTGCCCCCAAGGCCGCCGAGCCGAAGGCCCCCAAGACCAAGGTCGCCAAGGTCGCCACGCCCGCGAAGGCGGAGGCCACGGTGCCCACGGTTGCCGCCCCGGCCGTTGTGCCGGTTGTGGCCACGCCGACTGTCTCGTCGGAGTCCCAGCTTGTGGCGCTCGCCGAGACGCTCAAGTCGCTCAGCGCCGATCTCTCCACCCGTGTCCGTGATGCGGTCCGCGCCGTCCAGGAGGCGGCCAAGTCCGCCAAGCGCGAGGCCCGCGACTCCAAGAAGAAGAAGAAGGTTGACCCGGCTACGCTGACGCCGGAGCAGCGCGCGGCCTGGGAGAAGCGCCGTGCCAACAATGCTTTTCTCGTTCAGCGCCCGCTGACGGAGGAGCTGTGCCACTTCATGGGCCTCAAGTCGGGCGAGACGCGCTCGCAGACGCAGGTGACGAAGTTCATCAGCGAGTATGTCAAGAAGCACTCGTGCTTTGACCCCTCGTTCAAGCGTCGCATTCTGCCGAACGCCGCGCTGGCCAAGCTCCTCCGCGTGTCGGACAAGGATGAGGTGACCTACCTGAACCTCCAGTCCTTCCTGAAGGTGCACTTTGTCAAGCCGGCGCAGAAGGCGTAAATGTACGTTTTTTTCCTCGGTAAATACATAAATGCCCCAAGAGCACGCAACCGGTTATGACTATACCAGAGATGTGCCGGACTATCCAAGGACATACCCGGCGCACCCTATCGAGAGAACCCAGACAGAGTATCATTATGCAAGGATGCCTGTGATAGGTCTGGCTGAGTATTTCAGGCAGCACCCCAGCCACAGGTCGTGGGCGGGCAAGGGCACCATAGAGCGGTTTGACAAGGCCCAAGCAGATCTGATCAAGGCACTTGCAGAGCACGAGGGGAAGAGCGTGCGTGCTGTCCAGCTCGAATTCAAGGAGGCTGCGAACAAGGCTCACTCGGCAGCCAGCACAATCCAGAAAGCCTACAAGAAGCACAAGACGGGCAGGGGCGGTCGGCGCGGAACCCGCCGTCGCTACACTCGTCGCCGGTAGGCTCCTCCGCGTGTCGGACAAGGATGAGGTGACCTACCTGAAGGTGCACTTCGTCAAGCCGGCGCAGAAGGCCTAAAATCTTGGATATATAACAATGTCAAGGTACACTCCTGGAAGAGAAATCTGGAGCCAAGCGGATACAGACGAATATGCTAGATTAGATCAAGAGACGAGTGAGTTTGAAAGTGTATGGCGTCACCATTCGGACGAACTTAAGAGGGTTATGCGGTCCCGTGTAATTCCGCCGTCTGGTACTTTACAACGATTAAGGTCAGAAATGGCGGATGCGGAAAATCAGTTGGTCGCAGCTGCTCGGAGACAACTCAACTTTTTTGATAGGTTAATCCTCAAATATAAAAAGATAGCTGAACAGAAAGAGGCGCTTGCAAAGGAGGCCACCAAATCTGCGGTACACGAGAAACTGAAGTATGCACCCCCACGGTTGGATATGCCAGGTGGACCCGGATACGCGGAAACAATTGCTTCATTTGGTAATGGTCGTACTCGTAAGAACCGTAAGTCCCGCCGGACTCGCAAACATTAAGCTCTTTTAGCTCAGAGGTAGAGCACCCGCTTTGTAAGCGGTAGGTCGGTGGTTCAATTCCACCATGGAGCACACTCGCAAGCTCGTTCTTGCACACTCGCAAGCTCGTTCTTGCACACTCGCACACACCCACACCCCGCGTTCATC